ATAGATATGAATTTTAAATCATTGGTAGCTCAATTAGCAAATCGCATCAATCAGCCGCATGTGGTTGAAACATATATGCGTAAAGTTTTTGCGTCTGGTGTTGAGTGGCAGAAAAAGCAATCTCCATGGATAAGAGTAGAAGAACGATTACCAGATGAAGAGTAGCGTGTTTTAGTCGGATTTTTATATTACTATAAATACGATGATAGAGAAGCTGAATCACGTAAGCATATAGATGTATTCACGTATGAAAATGGTATATGGACTACTGATAGTGATATATCATATTTAGGAAAAGTGTCGAAAAGGATGATATTAAGGTTATATGTTGGATGCCTATTCTGTCTTTCGATGAAATATTGGAAGCCAACAGAGATGTACTAGAACGGATTAAAAAGAAAGGAGACTGATGATGACAGCAAAAGAATTAAGTAAGTTAATCACTACTGGCAGAAAACTGAAAAAGTTTATTAAAGAAACTCTCCCTAAAATCAGAGAAGAGTTTCAAAGCCATAGCAATAGTGGAATAGATAAGCATACAGATGGATTTGGCAGAAGGGAGAGTATTCAGAGTATGAATATAAGTAATCTTTGTTATTTTTCTTTTTCTGGCAGTTATGGAAGTGGAGACACATATTCGGATATAGCAAATATGGATACTGATTTGATGCAGGAATACTTTATCAAATATCTGAATAGGCATAAGGATGAAATAATGGAGGGAGTAGCAGATTTAATGATAAATGATGCAAAATCAGGTCAAGAAGATGCTATTAAGGAAATAGACGAGTATAAAAAATCACTGCTAAAACTATTGGAGGAATAAAATAACAGAAAGGAATAAATTATGCAATACATATTAACAGAACAAGAATATAGAGCTTTGACCCCTATTAGTGAGGTAAATAAGCTCAAAGAAGAAGTACAGCTTCTTAATGATAAAGTTATGGAGCTTAGTGAACATCCATGTGGAAGTGGCGCAGATTATAGAAGTGTAACCTTTTATTGTGATGATTGTCCGATTGGTGCGTTTGGAACCGGAACTTGCACAAAGAGTCAACAATATTCTAAATAACACTCAAAATACAGTCTGTAATGAATAAAAGCAAAAGGCGGGTTGCAAAGCCGCCTCCTGTTTATTTTAGATGGGTACACACTCTGTCACGTATTCAATTAACTAATAACTGTCACTTACGAGATTGAAAAATGCTTCCCATCCTACCGTCTAATTGATTTTGGACATCCATATAGCCCCACGGTAGTAAAGCTATAGGAGTCCTTTTAAAATTATGTTTTTCATAAAAATAAAATTAAGTCGCTTGCACCGTGCAAACGACATCCAAAAGTAACAATTTAAAATAATATGGCAAAAATTTATGTAGCAAGTAGTTGGAGAAATGTATTTCAACAGGACGTTGTAGATATTCTCCGTGATTTAGGACATGAGGTTTACGATTTTAAGAATCCCCCACATGGTAATGGTGGTTTCCAATGGTCTGATATAGATCCTGATTGGCAGAACTGGACAACAGAGCAATATAGAGAAGCGCTTAATCACCCAATTGCGCAGAAAGGTTTTGATTCGGATTTCAACGGTATGCAGTGGGCTGATGTCTGCGTTATGGTTCTCCCTTGTGGTCGGTCTGCTAACACAGAAGCGGGTTGGATGAAAGGTGCAGGTAAAAAGGTGATGGTTTATTCTCCGAAAAAGGAAGAACCGGAACTTATGTATAAGATATACGATTTTGTGAGTGATAGCATATTTCGTATCAATGATGAGATAATTGGAGTATAACTGTTTTAGTAATGAACATCGGAATATTAGCAGTTGACAGTAATTATCCTAATCTAGCTTTGATGAAGATAAGTGCATGGCACAAGGCAAGAGGCGACAATGTGGAATGGTATAACCCTTTGTGCTCATACGATAAAGTTTATTCGGCAAAGGTATTCTCCTTTACTCCAGATTATGGCTATTACATCAATACCAATCAGATTGAGAAAGGTGGTACAGGGTATGACATAAGCAAGGTTCTTCCAGTAGAAGTTGATAAAATAGTTCCCGACTATAACCTGTATAATATTGATAAGAATCTGGCTTATGGCTTCCTTACCCGTGGCTGTCCTAATCGTTGCAAATGGTGTGTCGTTCCTGCCAAAGAAGGCAACATAACTCCATACATGGATATAGAAGAAGTATCTGCCGGGCGAAAGAACGTAATACTCATGGATAACAATGTACTTGCATCCGATTATGGATTACAACAGATTGAAAAGATTGTCTCCATGGGCGTACGAGTAGACTTCAATCAGGGCTTAGATGCTCGCTTGGTAACAGACGACATCGCCCGGCTACTGGCAAGAGTAAAGTGGATGAAGCGCATACGGTTCGGCTGTGACACACCGGGACAGATTGCCGAATGTGAGCGTGCCACAGCTTTGATTGACAAGTACGGGTACAAAGGCGAATACTTCTTTTATTGTATCCTGCTCAGTGACTTCAAAGAATCGTTTGAGCGTGTCAATCATTGGAAGAACAAAGGCGGTCGGTTCTTACCGCATTGCCAGCCTTATAGGGATTTGAATAATCCACGTCAAATTATTCCTCAATGGCAAAAGGATTTAGCCGGATGGGCTGATAAGAAGTGGGTGTTTAGAAGCTGTGAATTTAAAGACTTTACTCCTAGAAAGGGTTTTAAGTGTAGGGAGTATTTTCAAAAATAAGATTTAATCTTTAGGATTTTATGTTGAACCTAGGTGTGTCTTTAAACAAGATGCACCTTTAGTTTTTGTGATGATGAGAAAAATGATTGTAACCGGCAGTGAGGGATTTATTGGTAAAGCCCTTTGCCGAGAATTAGCTAAAAGGGATGTCGAAGTCATAGGACTTGATCGAAAGTCTGGTATTGAAGCCACAAAAGTATGTGAGCTCCTGAAAAATGGGGGTATTGATTGTGTGTTCCATTTGGCGGCGCAAACTAGTGTGTTTAATGGAAACCTGGAACAGATCAGGAAGGATAACATTGATACTTTCATGCGAGTAGCTGATGCTTGCAATCAAAATCATGTGAAGTTAATATATGCCAGTTCGTCAACGGCTAATCCGGAGAATACCACTTCTATGTATGGAATAAGCAAGTATTTCGATGAACAGTATGCATCTATCTATTGTAAGGCTGCGACCGGGTGCCGGCTGCATAATGTATATGGACCTAATCCGCGAAAAAGAACTCTTCTCTGGTTCCTGATGGAAAAGGAAAACGTGTCATTATACAACTGTGGTCAGAATATCCGGTGCTTCACTTACATAGATGATGTCATTGAGGGGCTTATCTATTCGGTGGGTTGTAACCGGCAACTTATCAATATTTGTAACGTCCAACCTGTGACTACTATGTATTTTGCTTCTTTAGTAAGATACTACAAACCGCTTGAAATTGAGCTAATTAATGAAAAACGGGATTTTGACAATTTAGAGCAGTCGGTGAACCGGGATATCTATTTAGTACCTTTGTCTTACACATCTGTCGAGGACGGAGTAAAGAAGATCTTTGATGAAAGGAAAGGGAAAGATATGTCGTATTGACGACTGGGATAAGCCGGAAGCGGTGAAATGTAAGAGCTGGTCTCATCAGGAACGGTTATGTGATCTGAAAGAAAAGGTATCACTTCATAAAAAGGGTGATATCTATTACATCTCCCAGTTCACCCGTTCCAAGACTGGTACCAGCTTTTCAGAAATTAAACAGTCGGAGGAACTTGCATCATTCTTTGCAGAGAGAGCGTGTGAGTTTCTCCACCGCTTCATAGTAGGGGGATATGAAGGATGGTGTATAGTCACCACACCGCGACGGAGACACAACGAGGGCTTTCATTTTTCAACCTCTATCTGTACGAAAATTGCGGGGGCGGTGAAAATACCATTCTATGAGAATGCAATCCAGTGCCTAACTAAAGATAGATTGAATCCAGAATTCTTTCTTCTTCGTCCGATAAAGGAAAAGAAAATAATAGTGTATGATGACATATTAACAACTGGCAGCACACTGCTTGCCACCTATGAGCTTTTAAAGGATAGAGAGCAGCTTCTTTTTCTCGTAGGAATAAATAACAAATGATATGGGAAAGCAAGAGAAACCATTAACATTCAAGCAAGAGAAATTCTGTAAATACTACGTTGATACAGAAGGTAATGCTAGTGAAGCATATAGGATGTCTTATGATGCGTCAAAGATGAAACCTGAAACGATTTGGAGTGCTGCTAGCAGATTGTTAGCCAATAGCAAGGTTAGTGCAAGGATAAGTGAGATTAAGCAACAGAGGGCGAAAGAGACTGAAGTAGAGAGGAAAACGGTCGAGAAGGTATTAATGGATATTGTACTCGCTGATCCCGATGATTTACATTATGTAGACCCTGTTACCGGGAAAACAAAGATGAGAAGTCCGTCCCAACTTCCAAAGCGCGCCCGTAATGCGTTGAAGAAGATTCAGAATAATAGAGGAGTGGTTAATTATGAGTTCAACGGCAAGACAGAAGCCGCCCGGATTCTTGGTGCCTGGAATGGATGGGAAGCCGATAAGAATGTCAACATCAAAGGTGGAGACGGAAATAAAGTCGGTGAACTTCGTATCGGATTTGAAGATAATGAGAATTCGGAAGAATAGAACAATTTGAACTGCAAAATCCGGTATTCATCCTACGGAGAAACCTTACTTTTAGAACAATATGGTTATAAATTATAAGAAGCTAAATCCTAACGGATTCTATCTATTGAAGTACTTGAATGATGAGACTATCCGTTTTATCATTCTCTATGGAGGTTCATCTTCCGGTAAGTCGTATAGTGTGGCACAAACAATACTGATACAGACATTACAGGATGGTGAGAACACTCTTGTCATGCGTAAGGTAGGAGCTTCTATTCTCAAAACCATTTATGAAGATTATAAGGTCGCTGCGATCGGTCTTGGCATCTCCCATTTGTTCAAATTTCAACAGAATACTATTAAATGTCTGGTAAATGGTGCGAAGATAGATTTCTCCGGTCTTGACGATCCGGAGAAGATAAAAGGTATCTCTAACTATAAGCGAGTTCAGTTAGAGGAATGGTCAGAGTTCGAGCATCCGGATTTCAAGCAGCTACGTAAGCGTTTGCGTGGTAAGAAAGGGCAGCAGATTATTTGTACCTTTAACCCGATCAGTGAAAGCCATTGGATAAAGAAAGAGTTTATTGATAAAGATAAATGGCATGATGTACCGATGACTGTTACCATTGCCGGCAAAGAGTTGCCGGAAGAACTTACCAAGGTCAAATCCGTAAGAAAGAACGCACCCAGGCAAATACTTAATCTTCGTACTAAGCAAATCGAGGAACAGGCCCCTAATACAGTTATTATCCAATCTACCTATTTGAATAATTTTTGGGTTGTTGGTAGTCCTGACGGTACGTATGGTTTCTATGATGAGCAATGTGTTGCCGACTTTGAGTATGATAGAGTTCACGATCCGGACTATTACAATGTGTACGCATTGGGAGAATGGGGTGTCATTCGTACCGGTAGTGAGTTCTTCGGTTCCTTCAATCGTGGCAAACATTCCGGTGAGCATAAGTATGTTCCGGACTTACCTATTCATATCTCTGTCGATAACAACGTGCTTCCGTATATCAGCGTATCATATTGGCAGGTCGATTTCACAACTGGTACCAAGGTTTGGCAATTCCATGAAACGTGTGCTGAAAGCCCCAACAATACAGTAAAGAAAGCTTCCAAACTTGTTGCAAAGTATCTGAAATCTATCCAATATTCTGATAGGTTATATGTACATGGTGATGCATCAACGAAAGCGGCAAACAGCATTGACGATGAGAAGCGTTCCTGGATGGACTTATTCATAGATACATTGCAGAAAGAAGGATTCGAGATTGAAGATAAGGTAGGCAACAAGAATCCGAGTGTTGCCATGACCGGTGAGTTTATCAATGCTATCTTTGATTGTACTGTTCCCGGTATAGAGATACACATTGACGAATCATGTTCGGTATCTATTGAGGACTACATGAGCGTACAGAAAGATGCTAACGGTGCCATTCTTAAAACTAAGGTCAAGAATAAAACTACCTTGCAGACTTATGAGGAGCACGGACACCTGTCTGATACGTTCCGATATGTCGTTGTGGATTTGTGTAGTGAGCAGTATATAGAGTTTAGTAACCGGCGAAAAAGAAACTTGTATGCTTGTAATGGCACTATTAATTTCTTCAATCCAGATACCGAATGTAAATACACTAAGAAGATTCTATATGTGATGCCGAATGTTAATGGGAAATTTGTCCTTATACAAGCGTTTAGATGTGGAAATAAATGGCATGTTGTTGATGTCGTATTTATGGATACTACTTCAACAGAAGATATACGTTCTTCTATTTTGTCCCATGAATCTGATTCATGTGTAATTGAATGTACAGATGCTTATTTCCCTTTTATCCGGGAACTCCGTTCTAGTACAAACAAGGAGATTCGTGTAATGAAAGAGTTTCCGGATGTAGATAAGCGTATTGCTGCAACATCTGATTATGTGAAAAATAGTATTCTTTTTTCTGCATCAAAAGTAGAATCTGATACGGAATATGTTGCCTTCATGAATAATCTGATGGACTATAATAAAGATAGTGAAACAAAAGAGGCCAGTGCTGTTTTGAGTGGGCTAGTACAGTTCGTTGTAAAATTAGGTTTGAATTGAATTGCGTTATATGTGATTGAAAATAAGGATGTTGTATTGTTGATATTATGTTTTCGTAATTTCAAGATTTTAGTGTTTTGGAAAACGGTTTTCCTTTTTACTTAGTTTTGCTCAAAAAGGAACCCAATGAATATTTTTTTTGATAATCTATTTGGAAAGAAATCTAAGACTAAAGGTGAAGTTGAAATAGTTACTTCATCTGAAAATAAGGATATAGATACTCAAAGTGGCAAGGCTGAAAAATGGTCAGTTGCATACATTGAGGACCTTACTAGTCCTATTGTAGCGGGCAGTAACTATCTAACGCTATTCAGTACGATACCTGAAGTCTTTTTCCCGATCGATTATATTGCATCGCGAATTGCAGGTGCTAATTTTCAATTGAAGAAAACTAAGGATGACAGTATAGTATGGGCGAATAAACGAATGAATGGCATACTTAGTCGTCCTAATTGTTTGATGCGTTGGAAAGAATTGATTTATCAGCACCATATTTATAAATTGTGTACAGGGAATAGCTTTATTCGTGCCGCTATGCCTGATGTCTTTTCTACAGCTGAAAAATGGAGATATTGCGATAATTATTGGGTGCTACCTTCTGATAAGACTATTGTAGAACCTGTTTACGGGAATATACCATTGTTTGGCATTGCCCAAACAGAAGATATTATTCGTAGCTATCGTTTGGAGTATGGTTGGAATGGTAGTTTGGAAATTCCTCCATACCAAATATGGCATGATAGAGACGGAAGTGCAGAGTTCTATTCAGGGGCTATGTTCTTGAAGTCCAAAAGTCGTCTTGCTTCCCAAAATAAGCCAATGTCAAATCTAATAGCTGTATATGAAGCTAGAAATGTGATTTATGTAAAGCGGGGTGGATTGGGCTTTATTGTAAGTAAGAAAACTGATGCTACCGGTTCAATAGCGTTGACTGACGATGAAAAGGAACAGCTTTTGAAGCAAAATTTTGAGAAGTATGGTGTAAGGAAGGGCCAGGTACCTTATGGTATTTCAGATGCAGACATTGACTTTGTTCGTACTAATCTTTCTATTGCAGAGTTACAGCCGTTTGAAGAGACTTTGGCTGATGCAATAAATATTGCAGGGGCATACGGCATCCCTGCCGTTCTTGTTCCGCGAAAAGACCAGTCCACATTTAGCAATCAGGCTACTGCTGAAAAGAGCGTATATTGTTCAACTGTTATTCCTATGGCCAAACAATTCTGCAAGGATTTTACAGCTTTCCTTGGTCTTGAAGGAGGGGGATATTATTTGGATTGTGATTTCTCTGATGTTGATTGTTTGCAGGAAGGATTGAAAGAATCCGAAGACGTAAAGACAAATATAAATAAACGTTGTCGTGAACAATTCTCATGTGGGCTTATAACACTCAATGACTGGCGTGCCCAAATAGGCGAAAGTATGATAGAAAATCCCTTGTTTGACAAATTGAAATTTGATATGTCAGATGAGGAACTGGATAAAGTAAATCGAGTTTTTAACACTAAAAGTGGAGATGAAAAAGATGGAAGAGAAAATCAAAAGCCTTCAGTACAAGACAAAGGCAAATGATGTTGATGAGAAGGGTATCGTTACCGTTGCGGTGAACGGTATCGGTGTGAAGGACTCACAAAATGACATATCTATGCCCGGCTCATTCAATAAGACATTGAAAGAAAATATTGGTCGGATGCGTTGGTTCCTGAATCATCGTACAGACCAGTTGTTAGGTGTTCCGTTGAGTGGTAAGGAAACAGAAGGTAATTTGGTTATGGTCGGTCAGTTAAATCTTGAAAAACAGATTGGCCGTGATACGTTAGCTGATTATAAGCTGTTTGCAGAGAATGGAAGAACCCTAGAACACTCTATCGGAGTAAAAGCCATCAAAAGGGATTCTATCGATCCTTGTAAGGTGCTTGAATGGCGTATGATGGAATATTCAACATTGACAAGTTGGGGGAGTAATCCACAGACGTTCCTTGTGAATATCAAGTCTGCTACTGCTGACCAGGTAAAGGAAGCTGTTGATTTCGTCCGGAAAGCGTTCTTGCAGCATGGATATAGTGATGAACGTTTAAAAGGATACGATATGGAATTAAGTTTATTACTGAAGAGCCTCAACGGTGGTGCCGTTGTCTCATGTCCTCATTGTGGTTATCAATTTGATTATGATGCAGAAACAGAGCATACCTTTGCCCAACAGGTATTAGATTATGCTGCTGATTATCAGAGATGGATAACACAGGACATTGTAAGGGAAGAAATGGAGAAGCTCACTCCGGAGATTAGAACCCAAGTAATTTCTCTTATTGATTCTGTCAAATCAGAAAAGAAAGAATTTACTCAAAAGGGTCTACAAGACCTTATGAATTATGTAAGATGTCCCCACTGTTGGGGAAAAGTATATCGTTCGAATGCTATTCTGCAAAACACTTCTGAAAATACCACCGGAAAAAATGAGCCGTCTGTTGACACTCAAGAAAAGAATGACGGGGAAAATGGGAACGATGAAGTAACGATTAAAGCCGCTGATAATGGCACTTTACTCGATTTCAAGAGTTTGAATAGCTGTTTCGAGAATAAATAACTTAAAATTTAAATTTTATGCCTAAAAAATTTACAGTATCAGATTTTAATCTGAAAACAGACGGTCTGCCGGCAGAACAGAAAACTTTCATGGAAAACATTGTCGGCATGATGTGTGAAGTAGTTAACAAGTCACTTGAAGGATTTGCCTCACCGGAGGAGGTAACGAAACAGTTTGGTGACATCAATAATCTATTGAAAGCCTATGATGGAGAAAAGTTCCAGCAATTGGTAAAGGACAACGAGCAACTTGTAGAACAAGTTAAAACTCTAGGTGAAAGTATCGAGAAAATGAAGCAGAAAGGTCTTTCTATGGATACTATCAACAAGTTCGATGAGAAGTTGAACGAGATGCTTGATTCTGAAAAATTCAGAGATTTCGCAGAAGGAAAAACACGCAAATCAGGAGAATTTGACGGCTTCTCCTTGAAAGATGTCGTTTCCATGACTGACAATTACACCGGTGATTTGTTGATTACTCAACAACAGAAACGTGTTGTGACTCAGGTTGCCAACAAAAAGTTGCATATGCGTGATGTATTAACGACGTTGACTGCTGATCCTGCATACCCTCAACTTGCCTATGCACAAGTATATGCTTTCAACCGCAATGCCCGTTTTGTAACAGAGAATGGGCGTTTGCCTGAATCAAGCATCAAGGTAAAAGAGATACAGACAGGAACTAAGCGCCTTGGTACTCATATCCGTATCTCAAAACGTATGTTGAAATCAAGAGTGTACATTCGTTCCTACATCTTGAACATGCTTCCTGAAGCTGTTTGGATGGCAGAAGACTGGAACATCTTGTTTGGTGACGGTAATGGTGAGAATTTGCTTGGTATTATTAATAATACTGGGGTGACTTCTGTAGAGAAGATTATCAGTACAGCCATTGTTACAGGTGCCGCCGGTGCTGTAAAAGCTATTACCGGATATAACGGTGATAAGGATGTGATTGTAGAGTTTGCAGAACCACAGGATTTGATTCTTGATGGAATGAGTATCACGTTCGCTGGTGCCGCTGTTCTTACAGAACTGAACAAAACACACGCTCTTGTGAAAATGGAAGATGGTCGTATCCTTATTCCTGGTGTCGCGTTCTCCGGTGCTGAAACGGCTACGGATAAAATGACATTCAGTGTTCATGAAGCCGGCTTTAAGAACATTGAGGAACCCAACTCTGAAGATGTAGTGAAAACAGCTTTCGCCGCAATGACATATGCCCAGTATTTTCCGAATGCTATTATTCTTAATCCAATGACTGTTAACGGTATGGAATCAGAAAAAGATACGACAGGACGTAATCTTGGTATCGTTAAAATGGTTGATGGGGTGAAATATATTGCCGGTCGTCCGATTATCGAGTATGGTGGTATTCTTCCAGGTAAGTATCTTTTAGGTGACTTTAACCAAGCCGCAAATTTGGTTGATTATACCACTTTGACACTTGAATGGGCTGAAGATGTGGAGACCAAGCTTTGCAATGAGGTTGTGCTGATGGCACAAGAAGAAGTTATCTTCCCGATTTATATGCCGTGGGCTTTCGCTTATGGGGATTTGGCCGCATTGAAGACTGCAATAACTAAAGCGTAGGATTATGGATTACATACTTAGAGGTAACGATAAGGATGTAACCAATGTGCTTAAAGAGCAACGCATTCGGATTAATAGAGGGATGATTCAACTCATCCCTATTTCCGAATGTGGTCTTGTTACAGAAGAAGATGCCCGAAAGACATTGGAATGTATGCTTGCAGAAAAAAATGAAGAGATTGGCAGGCTTACTGCATCCATTGCAGAGAAAGATAAGACAATTGTTGAACTGACAGAAGAGCGTGAAACAATGAAAGCTCGCATTGCAGAACTTGAAGTACAGGTGCCTTCTGATGAAAAGAATCTTCCGGTTGCCGATTCAAAAGATTTGCAAGAGGAAGATGCCAAGGAGGTAACTGTTACAGATGATAAAGCCGTTTCCGTAGAAGATGAAAAGAAAACCGGGAAAGGCAAGACTTCTAAATAACTATCGCTATGTTGATTGATGTTTCATATTTTATGTCAGGTCCCAGGCATATTGAGAATGTTTCGGTCGCTGAAATGCCTTCGCCCCAATCTCTTGCTGTGAATGAGGTGATAAATGGGTATATTAAGGCATTTCAGCCCGAATTTCTCCGGAATGTTGTTGGTGTGACTCTTTCCCAAGCTATCACAGATTATTTGGAGCTTATTGAACGGGAAAAGGAAGATTCTTCAGATGAAGTTGATATTTCAGAAGAGAAGGAAGCCCCCCAGTCCGGATATGCAGTATTATGCGAGAAGCTGTGTGAACCGTTCGCTGACTATGTCTTTTATCATATTCTTCGTGACGCAAACACCCAGGCTACAATAACCGGGCTTGTCCGTTTGAAATGTGCTAATGAATATATAGCTCCTTTGAAGAGACAAGTAAGCACATGGAATAGCATGGTAGAGAAGAATAAACAGTTTGTTGAATGGGCTATGTCGAATGATTGTCCTTTCGATGTGAAAATAACCAAGAATCTTTTGACCCCAATTAATGCTTTCAATTTATGATAGATTTAGATATAACAGAACTGTTTGAGGAGATTGTAAAGGAACTTCCAGAAGGGCTTGAAATTCTCTATCCAAATGGGAAAGGGGGAACTAAAGTTATGAAGTCCCCAAGGTTGAATTACATCTTCGGTAGCAGTCAATATATCAAAGATATTTTAGATGAATACAGTAAGTCTTCTGCCCAGTCTGAAAGGAAGTTTCCATTGGTTGCACTATTCACTCCAATTAGTGAGGATAGAGGTGATGCGGATTATTTTTCAAAAGCAAAGGTTTCGTTAATTATAGCATGTTCTTCTTGTAAAGAGTGGAGCAATGAGATGCGCAGAACCACATCTTTTAAAAATATCCTTCGGCCAATCTATAAACGTTTATTGGAAGTATTATATGAAGATTCTCGGTTCGACTGCGACTATGACGAAAAAGTGAAACATAGTTATTCAGAAAACTATTCATATGGCAGATACGGAGCCTATACAGATTCCGGTGAGGCTGTGAGCGAGCCGATTGATGCCATAAATATACGCTCGATGGAAATAAAAATTAATAATCTTAATTGTAGAAGAAAATGAGAAAGATTAGAACGTGTAAGGGTTCCCGGATGAACACTGGTAGTTCTGCTTGTAGCATTGACTGGAAAAAGGTCAAAGGTGCTATCTTGACAGAACATGGTGTCAAACTCCCTGCTGATATAACAGGTGAGAAGTTGCTCGAATTGTGCCATGCAGACCGTCCCGGGCGTATTTACCCTATTTTGCCATTCCTGGAGTATGCCAAGAATGGTGGAGAGCCTCAAGTTAATCCTGTAGGGTACGGTGCAAGTGAATACAACGGGCTTAGCGCTCAAACAGACACCTTCACTTTGAAGAAATTTGATGAGGTTTTGAATGCCCAGCTTCTGAAATGTGCCAATAAAGGATGGGACGTTTACTTTTGGAATCAGGATAATATGTTGATCGGTTATAATGATGACACTGATATCCTTGCCGGTATTCCGATGTCTACTGTTTACCCGACCGTGACACAGTACCCGACCAGTAGTGCTAAGTCTGCGATGACTGTTAGTTTTTCACATGAAGATGTGGAAGACAGCCAATTGCACTTTGACTACGTGCAGTTAGACTTCAATCCCAAGAATTTCGTTAAAGGCTTGGTTGATGTTGTGTTTCAAAAGTTGGAGGCCGAAAATACTTACAAAATAGTTGAAGTTGTTGGTGGTTATGACCGTACAGAAGAATTTGGCAGTCTTATTGCTGATGGTGCTGCTGAAGTTATGAATAACGTAACTTCTGCTACATATTCGGATGGTATCATTACCATTGTTCCTAAAGCCGGGGCGGTTCCTTCGTTGAAAGCTCCTTCTGTATTGTATGAAAAAGGAATCAGAGGTATCGAGCAGGTGTCATGAAGGTAGATAATGTTACGTTCGTCGAGGTTGCTGTGAAGGGCATGACGAAGGAAGAGTTTATTAATGCGCACATTAAAGTCGTGTGGCAGGAACTGAAGGAAGCTGACCGCAAGAAGAAGCTCTCGGAAGTGTACGATGCGATAACTAAGTAACCGACGGGCTGGGGTGTGATTACAGCCCGGCCCGTTATATTTTTACTGTATGGCAGATTTTGATGAATTACATAGAGTTATTCATTCCATTGCATCCGGGTTTGAAGAGGAATGTATTAGGTGTATGGAAGAACATAAGAATGTGCTCGTTGATTGCATTCAGGAGCAATTATATTCCGGTCTGGACGGTACTGAACATCTATTGAATCCTGATTATGATACTGACACCTATTTTAACGAGCCCGGTCCTTGGCAGAACCGTGCGGAACAATATAAACGATGGAAGGAGAGGATAACTCCACCTCTTAGAAGTGAGATGCTTTATTTGCCACCGCGTCCGGTTGAGGTACCTAACCTCTTTATTACTGGTACTTTCTATGATAGCATAACTGCCGATAGAATTGATTCCGGGCTTCGATTCTCAACGAAAGGATTTACGGACGGTAGTTCTATTGAGAAGAAATACGGTGAGCAGATTTTAGGCATTGGTGATACAGCTAAAGAGTACTTTAATATTATGTATCTCCGTCCCTGGATGGAACGTTTCTTTTCAGAATGTGGATATCGGTAGAAAATGGCTTGTAGTTGCGAAATAAAAAAGATGCAGAGTGAACTGGAACGTATCAGTGATCTTGCAAAGAAAGCAGCTGTCTTGGATGGTTGCATGTATGTCGTTTATCAGAAAGAAGATGGTACCTATGCTTTTGATAAACTAGGAGTTGAGATAAAAGGAAAGATTGTTGAATATAGACATTACCTGTAATTATGGCAGATTTAAAATTAAAAGATTTCGTTGAAGATAGTGAGATTCAAAAGTTGATTGAACTTGATAATACTATTGGTAAAGTAAGGGAAACTTATAAAAATGCAGCTATTGAGCTTGCAAAAGGTCTAAAGATAAATGTGGACGGCATCGCTGACTTGGAGAAGTTAGGTAACATTTATAAAACTCAAGTTAAAGTTGCAGGTTCTGCATCTAACGAATTAACAGAGGCTCTTAGAAAACAGTCTGAAATAACCCAAGCCGTAAGCAAGAGGATAGAGGAAAAGTTAAATGTAGAAAAACTGTCTTCTGCTGAATTAAAGAAACTCACTAAGGCTAATCAAGATAATGCTGTGTCCTTGGAAAAAGCAGCTAAAGCGGAAGCTAACTTGACAAAAGCGCAGAATGTCGGTAATACTACTCGTAAGAAAGCTGTTCTATCTGAAGAAGAACGTTTAAAGATTATCCGGTCGGCAATAATACTAACTAATCAGGAAGTACACAGTCGTTCCCAGGCAAAGGAAATGAATAAGCAGCTTCAAAAGGCTGTTGATTTACTGAAAGATACTGATGAGAATTATATTCGTACGCTTGCCCGTCTTAATTCTACAATCGGAATCAATACCGATTACATAAAGCGAAATTCCGATCGATATAGTCAACAGAAAATGACCATCGGTGCATATCGGGAAGAAGTAAAGGCGGCATGGATTGAAATACAGAACGGTAATAAGTCCATGCAGAATATGGGTATTATTGCCCGGAATGCTGGAATGATGCTTAAAACGGAGATGGCTCCTGGGCTAAACAAAGTTGGTGCAGGATTGAAAGGGTGGGCTGCTGGATATATTGGTGCACAAGCTGTTGTTAGTGGAGTTGTTGCTCTTTTCACTAAACTTCGTGAGGGTGTAGGTAGTGTTGTTGAATTTGAATTTGCTAATAGCCGGCTTGCTGCAATACTCGGTACCACATCAGACCAAATAAAAGAATTAACTCTTGATGCTAAAAGGTTGGGAGCTACAACTAAATATACAGCTTCTGAAGCTACCGAATTGCAGATTGAATTAGCGAAATTAGGTTTTACAAGAAAAGAAATATTAGATGCAACAGAATCTGTTTTACGTTTTGCTCAAGCTACCGGTGCAGAGTTGGGAGAGGCTGCTTCGTTGACAGGAGCTGCATTAAGAATGTTTAATGCTGATACCCGTGAGACTGAACGCTATGTATCTGCAATGGCTGTTGCGACAACAAAGAGTGCATTGTCTTTTTCATATCTTGCTACTGCACTTCCAATCGTGGGGCCAGTAGCTAAAGCGTTTAATTTCTCTATTGAAGATACTTTAGCATTGGTTGGTAAGTTGGCAGATGCAGGATTTGATGCTTCAATGTCTGCTACTGCTACTCGTAATATTCTTCTAAATTTAGCCGATACAAACGGGGTACTTGCCAAGTCGTTAGGTGGTCCGGTGAGAACATTACCTGAATTGGTCGCTGGATTGCAAAAATTGAAAGAGCAGGGAGTAGATTTGAATAGTACTCTTGAAATGACAGATAAACGAAGTGTCGCTGCTTTCAACGCTTTTTTAACTGCTGCCGATAAAATAGTTCCTTTGCGTGACCAGATTACAGGTGTTGAGAGTGAATTAGGGAACATGGCTTATACTATGGAAGATAATGCAAAGGGAGCAATTGCCAGTTTAAGTTCTGCTTGGGAAGCTCTCATGATTTCTTTGGGAAAGAATACTGGCGTTTTATCTGGAATTATAAATGAATTTACTGAACTTGTTCGTTCTATGCGTGCTGTTATTGCTACTGCTGAAGAGCTTGGTGAAGAAAGATTAGCCAATGCAGCTCGTAACGGTCAAGAAGCTGCTAAATTGGATAAGGAATGGGTTAAATCTAAGGAGGAAAGTATTGATAGGGTCGCTTTGAAATATAGAAAAGAGGGAGTTGACGGTGCAGAAGCTTTTGAGAAAGCTAGAGGAGAACAACTTAAAATATTGGAAAGAACTTTATCACAAGAAGAAGCTAGATTGCAACTTTATACTAAACGAAACCAAAAGCAGTGGAGTGAGTATAATAATCGTAGTTTATTGAAACAAGGCCTAGGGCTTCAAAAAACTACTAATCAGATGAAAAAAGACATAGATGAGTCTTTCAAGCTTGTTGAAGAGCAAACTGCATATGTTGCTGGGTTGAAAGAAAAAATGGAGCAAATCAAAGGTATTACCAATGATTATCAAGAGGAAAATATGGGAAGTACATTTAACAAACCTCTCACAGATAAAGAAAAACGTGAACTGGAGAAAGCTGCTAAGGAAAAACAAAAGATTAAAGAAACTTATCAAGAATCTGAACTCGCCCTCATGGATGAAGGCTTAGAAAAGGAACTTGCTAAAATTGGTTTAGCGTACTCAAAGAAGATTGCTGCTGTTAAGGGTTATAGTAAAGAAGAAATTGCTATTCGTCAGAATTTGGCGAAAGAAATGCAGGATAAATTAGATGAATTCTCTATTAAGTATAATTCTGACCGTGAAAAGAAAGATGTTGAGAACGCTCTTGCTGTTGTAAAAAAGGGGTCCCAAGAAGAACTTGATTTGAAATTGCACCAGTTGGAGTTGCAACGTGAAGCAGAAATTGATGCAGCGGAGAAAACAGGTGAAGATGTTTTTCTCATTGACGAAAAATATGCAAAAAAGAAACAAGAACTTAACGAAAGACATGCATCCGATCAGGTGCAGTTAATTGCAGAGAATGCAGCGCATGAGCAGGAAATCCGGGATGCTGCATATGTTATGGATACGCTTGCTCTTAAAAAACAGTTAGCTTCTAAGGAAATAACCCAGCA